CGAAGCCTCTGGTCGCAACAAAGATGACCGAGTGATTGCCTCTGCGCTGGCTGCCGCCGCCTACGCTGAGCAGCTCCAGCCCCGCCTGATTCAGCAGCGAGTTACCCGCGCCGTATCTCGCGCTCACGAAGACAAAACCCCCGAAGAAATTGCCGTGGGTCGCAATGTTTCCGACTACTTGAAAAGGATTGGCGTATATGGAACACAATAACCTGACAATCGTTGCCATCTATGGGCACAACGACGGCATGAGTGCCGTACCCGCCTTGCAAAAGAGCTTGGATGAGCTTCCGGGTTCAAAAGGTTTGTTGCTCTCGTTGGTGGAGCCGACAGGCTTGCCGCCCAACATTGCATGGAAGCAAATTTGTCGCTTGGACTATATGCAGTACAGCACGTTTGTAATGCACAGCTTGTATGCCTTCATTGACACCGACTTCTGCTTAATCGTTCAAGATGACGGTTGGGTGCTGAACGGCGCAAACTGGAAACCCGAATACTATGACTACGATTACATCGGCGGCATCACGCACGGAGCAGTTGTTGGCAACGAACTAAAACTTGGCTACACATGGGTGGACGACCCCGTGCGAACGCTGGTGTTGAACGGCGGCTTCAGCTTGAGAAGCAAACGCTTCCTTGAAGCGCCCAACAAGTTTGGGCTTGTCCACACCCCTGCCAACGAAATTCACTTGTGGAACGAGGACGTTCAACTGACCGCCATCAAGCGCCGTTTGCTTGAGTCGCGTGGCATCAAGTTTGCGCCCGATGAAGTCTGCCAAGAGTTTTCCATTGAGTATGTTGGACCCAAAATCCATAACGACTTGGATTTCAGCAAGCTGCTTGGGCATCATGCCCCCTCTCGCAAGCTGGTCGCGGGAAATCACATTGTTGTGACAAACCCTAAGTCAGCCACACAAAACTACTTCCGAGAAGTTGAGTTCTTGGACTACCTTCAATCAACTGGATACACGGTGGAATATGTTGCAGAGCCTAACCAAGAAGGAGTTGATGCGCCAGCTCCGGCGGTTCATTAAAGACCAAAATCGCGGCATCAGCATGAAGATGTTTGCGGAATTGTGCGGTTTAGACCGAAGCCACATCCTTGATGTTTTCCTCTACCGCACATCCCCGTTGACCGAATACGTCCAAATTCGCGCCAGCAAAGGCTACGAATCTTGGAAAAAAGGCGAGGTTGCCATCATGCAAAACCGCGACAAGAGCAAGTTTGTGGCGTTCCGCCGCGAAGAAAAACCCCGTTTGGCAAGAACCACAGGCTTGCAAGTGGTTAATGGGGAGATTAAGATTAAGGTTGGGATTAGTAACCGTGGGGATTACTCCGGCACTACCCTTGATGAAGCACTTAAAAGGGGATAACGATGGCTGTATTGAAAGACTACAAATGCGAAAAACACGGGTATTTTGAAAGCAGAGAAGCAAAATGCCCCATGAAAGACTGCAGCCAAGAGGTGTTTGTGGTCTTTTTGCAAGCTCCGGGCTTGATGTCGGATTCCACCAAGTCCAAAGACAAAACCGTCAAGCAGTTGGCAATGGACTTCAGCATGACCAATGTCAAGTCCACCCGCGAAGGGGAAAACCAATCAGGATTCTTTACCCGCAAAAACAAGACAAGCAAAGCAAAGCTGGAAAAGGAAGCGCGGGAAGCCGCCGAGCGCCCACGCGAGCCACGTCCGGGCGATGCAGCTATCTGGGGCGGAGACGGTCGCTACAACATGAAAAATGTCATGTCTGGTCGCGCCATTAGACCGGTTGCCGATGAAGCTGTATCATTCAACCCAAAGTCTGCTGGCAATTTGACAGGACCAAAGGCTGCGAGTTACATTGCTGACCATGAAAACCTAACCATCAAAAAATAATGCGGATACCTAAAGAAGAACAAGCGAGAGAATTTTTCTACCGCGACCTCATTGAAAAATGTACGGTGTCCTTGCCTGAGCGTAAGGCTGACTATTCTTCTTTGCGCTCATGGTTTTTGTTTGGCTCGGGTCCTGATGAACCGCCGTGCATCTTCAACAAAATCTATCCGCACATTGACCAGCTCACATCGTTTCTTTACTCAGCAGAAACGACACGCTTCTCAATCAATGTTGGCGCAGCCGTATCCGGTCAAGAGCAAATTAAAGTTCCAAAACTCACGCTTGCTCTTAATGATGAATGGCTGAACAGTAACGCCGACCAAGTTTTTAGTTCCGCGCTTACTTGGTCATTGGTGTTTGGCACAACATTCATCAAACTGGTTGTCAACAATGGCATCCATCCGTACATGGTTGAACCCGCCAGCATTGGTGTGTTACGCGAAGACACTCCGTACACCGACCGACAAGAAGCGATTGTTCAAACGTACTACATCACCAAGTCTGAGTTGTACAACCGCTTGTACAGTCACCCTAAACGCGAACAGATTGTTAAGCGCATTACAACAAGCGTTCACAGCAAGACGGAAGACCTGCCCGAAGGCGTTGACCGAATCTTGATGTCGCAAACCAACCCCACTTTGTACGGCACAGTCAACCTTGACCTTGGTGGCGTGAATCGCTACAAGGCAAGAGTGTCCGAAGAAACCGTCAAGATGTACGAGCTTTGGGTGTGGAACGACGAAACTCTAGACTATCAAGTGGTCACAATGGCTGACCCAGATGTGTTTATCTACGACCGACCCGGTGCATCCATGTTCTTGAAGGGTGAATTGCCCTTTGTGCAGGTGTGTCCCAACCCTCAATACGACTATTACTGGGGTCAGTCAGAGGTACAGCGCCTCATTTTCTTGCAGTCTTTGCGGAATAACCGCATGACAGAAATTCTTGATTTGCTATCCAAGCAAGTCAACCCGCCAACCGCATTGACTGGCTTTACCGGCATCTTGGATGAAAAGAATTTTGCCTTGAACCGAGCTGGAGGTTTGCTCTCAAGCGATATGCCGAACGCAAAAGCCGAACGGCTTGCGCCAGAAATGCCAGCAACTTTGTTTGAAGTCATCCACGAAGTTGATTCCATGTTCTCGGAAGCCTCCGGCATTTCAAGCGTACTGTCTGGTCGCGGCGAATCCGGTGTTCGCTCTGCCGGTCACGCCTCTCAGCTTGCTCGTCTTGGTTCTAGCCGCGCAAAGAAACGCGCATTGATTGTTGAAGACTCATTGGAAAAAGTGGCGACGCTGTATTTGAAATTGATGCAGCAGTATGACAACACGCATTTTCTTGATGAGCAGGGCAACAAGTTTGTTGCGGAACAATTCACCCGAGACTATGTGGTTAAGGTTGACGCTCACAGCAACTCGCCCATCTTTACTGAAGATTTGCGTCAGCTTGCGTTTAATCTATTCAAAGCCCAAGCCATTGACAAAGAATCATTGCTTGACTTGCTTGAGCCACCAATGAAACAATTACTCAAAGATAAACTGAAAAAGCGTGAAGACGCGGCTTCAGCAAACCCTGCGCCAGCAGCTCCACCAAAAGCTAGTGGCAAACCTGACTTAAAGGCACTTTGATATGGCAACTCGTGGAAATATATCTCCCAAGGCTGACCAGCCCCGCGTGACCACCAAAGATTTGGACAAACAAGAGTCTCGTGGCGCAGGTGGCACAATGCAATACAAGAATGTCGATGTGCGAGTAAGTCCCGCACGTCAAGCGCGGAAACAAACCCGCGAAATTAACCGAATGTAAAAGGAGTACGATATGTACAAGAAAACAAGTCGCGGTCGCAAGACCCGTCGTTAAAGTTTCCCCCCGCAAGGGGGAAAAGGGTGTGGCTGCCTTCCCTTAAAAATAGGTGACCGCTTCTTTGAAGGAGTCATTAACATGGCACGCAAAGCACGCAAAGGTCGTAAAAGCCGCAAGTAATTTAGCGGGGTTCGCCCTTCTAAATTGCACGGTTTGACCGTTCAAATTCCTTCGGGGGGCTGGAATCTAAACTTGCCCTCCACTTGACTTTTAATGATAGTCTGTTTTAATCGGGATTATCTGGACGATAGAGGGCATATATGGCAGTTCCACAGGACAGAATGATGGAGTTAATTCGCAACCAGCAAGGCGCTGGCGGCGCAGCTCCCGCTACTCCACCCCCACCACCCGGCGCGGATATGTCCCCGGCTGGAGGAATGTCTGACCAATCAACGCCCCCAATGGGCGCACCCATGTCTACCCCTGAACCCAAAATGGGAAACAAAGAAGGGGCAATGGTAAACATTTCAATGGCAATGGATTTGATTGAACAAGCCCTGCCTTCCCTTGGTAGCGAAACAGATGAAGGGCAAAAAGCCCTTGCCGCTATCCGCAGTTTGACCACGTTGCTTGGTCCCAAAAAACAAAAAACTCGTGAATTGCAGCAGTCTGAGATTCTTCAGATGCTTCAAAATTTGCCGCAAGCCGGAGGCGCTACGCCAGAAGGTCGTGCAATGTCGCAAGCCCCGGCTGTTCCCAACTTGCCGCCGATGCCGGGTGCAGCCGCAAGCCCAATGGCTATGCCGGGGGCTGGTGGAGGCGGTGCTTCCCCTCAACCCACTCCAATGTAAGGAAATATCATGGATTTATTTAAACCCCGTGGTGCGAACCAACCTCGTCGCCCAACAGACAACAACCAACAAAATGGTGTTGTAACCAATACGCCTCGCTTTGCCACAATGGGCGGCTTGGATGCTCCAAATGCTATCGGTGCTAAGAACAAGATGCAAGTTCAAAAGCCCGGTGATGGTAAAAAAGTAATTTAACACTCTAGGGGATAACTATGAGCTTAGAAGATATGTCATTCGAGCAACGCGACCAAATGGCGTTGCTTATGCGTGAGCTGTCAGACAACCCAACAACCCGCAAAGAAATTTTGCGTATGACCAAGCGGATTAAACCCGACTTGATTATTCCGGAGTTGGAAATTGAAGAACACACAAGCAATGCCGTATCTGCGGCTCAAAGACGCATGGAATCTTTGGAATCGCAGTTGCGTGAAAGAGATGCCGTTGACGACCTCCAAAAGCGTCGCATGAAATTGATTAAAAACGGTTTCATCAACGACGAAAGCGAAATTGAAGAAGTTGAGAAAGTCATGCTTGACAAAGGCATTACCAATCACGAGGCGGCTGCTGAATATTGGCAATGGATGAAACAATCCGCTGCCCCAACACCGTCAGGCTACAACCCAAGCGCGATTGCCAAGTTCGATTTAGGTAAATACTATAAGAACCCAACAATGGCTGCGCGGGACGAAGCAAGCAAGGCGCTCAATGAGTTGCGGAAAAATCCGCGACCTATTGGTTTGTAAACAGGGGATATTTTTTTTAGGAGATAACCATGCCTATTGGTGGCGGTATCGTTCCAGCAACAGGTAGTTCGCAATATACCGAGTTGACATACGTCACACGGCGTGCGTTCATTCCGAAGCTGGTCGTTCAACTTTATAACTCGACTCCGCTTATGGCGGCTTTGATTGCTAACTCGCAACAAGCCTCCGGCGGTGTTTCTTCTGTAACAGTTCCAGTTCAGGGCGCTCAGTTCGTGAACGCACAATGGTCGGACTACTCTGGTTCATTTAACCAGCCAGCAGTTCAACAAGGCGCTTTCAACGCTGAGTTTGATTTGAAACTGATGATTGCCCCCGTGCCGTTTCTCGGTATGGAAGGTGCAGTCCAACAAGATGCTGCAATCATTCCCTTGATTGAAGCTCGTATGAACGATGCGACAAACGTGATGATGGATGCAATGGCAACCGCCTTGTACACCAACAGCACCAACACGCAGCAATTCACAGGACTTCCCGCTGCCGTTTCTGCCTCTGGCACTTATGGCAACATCAGCCGTTCAGCTTATAGCTGGTGGCAGTCCAAATCGTACACAGCCGGTAATGTCAACCCGACTCGTCAGAACATTCTCCAGTACATTTCCGGTACTGTGAAAAATGGTGCTGAAGTGCCTTCGTTTGGTATTTGCGGCTTTGGTACTTGGACGCTGCTTGCTCAAGACTTTGTTGGTCAAGAGCAATACGTTATCACCCCCGGTCATGGTTTTGATGGTGAATCCAACGGTCCTCAAGCCGCTTTCCGCGCTTTGATGGTTGCTGGTGTGCCTATCTATCCAGACCCATACTGTCCAGAAGGTACTGTGTACTTCCTGAACACCAACTACTTGTCTCTGTACATCCATGACCAAGGTTCGTTTGTGTTCACAGGTTTTGAGTCCACACTCCCCAACTGGCAGATTGGTTATGTCGGTGCTGTGCTGATGATTGCTGAGCTGGTTAACACCAAGCCCAAGTCAATGTCGGTTGTCAGCGGTTACAACTCTTTGAGCATTTAAGGAGAATTAACCATGTCATTAAGCACAAACAAAATCATCCTTGCCAGCGCACAAAGCAACACAGCAGGTGCGTATTTCCTGACCACTACCCTTACCGCCTCAAACAGCGGCAACGGTACAGTCATTCCTGCTGGCGTTTATTTGATGTACCCGCAAGCCAACGTGAGCGTCATTGCTTACAACGGTTCTTCCAACGCTACTTTGATTGCGGCAAACACCGGTGGTGTCATCTTGTCTGATGGTGTCAACGTGTATGCCAAGTCTTCGTTTGCAAGCGGCGACACCGTAACTCTGTTGGCTACTAACGGCGGTCAAGCTGTTAGCAGCACCTTCGCGTCTTAAAAAGGGGGCACTATGGCAAATCCTGATGCAGTCGGTCAAAATACACCAGACAGTTTTGGCAATTACGCTATTGCTTCTGCTGCCGGTGTTTCTTTGGCGGCTACTGGAAATGCTGTTGTTGCCCTGCCCATCCTCAAAGGTGGGTTGACTGCTGGTAATAGCGTTGCTACTTCTGGCGCAATTATTGTTCGTCGTGTGACTATTCAGAATCCAAGTGCAAACGTGGCTACTGGAAACGTCACAATTTTTACGAGCAATGACGGCAACACCAGCAATATTGTGGCAAACGCTGTTACTTTAAGCAGTCTTACGGGCACTGGAACATTCCAAGACATTCCGCTAACTACGGGTGGCAATGTGATTGTTTCGGGTTACAACACGCAAGCCTTGTTCGTGAAAGTCGGTACTGCCGTTGCTGGCACAGTCGATATTCGCGTATATGGCGACACAGTGAATTTCTAAGACCATGAGCACCGTATATGTGACTAATCGTTGGGAAAAACCCGTCGAGTTCAACTTTGAATACAAGCCATATAAGTTTCCCATTGGCGAAACTGTTGAGGCTCCGATTGAGGCTGTTCGTCACATATTCGGTCATGGCGACCCTGACAAAGAACAATACATGGCTCGGCTGTCAATGATTAAGACCAAGAATGACATTCCTGAAGGTTTGAAAATCTTGTCCAAAATTGAAATCTCTGACACGCCGCCAGCTAAAAACCACTTGTTATCCCCGGTGGTTGAGCGAGTACCCCTGCCAACCGCAAGGAAGGTCGGGGGAAAAGCCAACGCTGAAACCCAAAATGGATAACACATGGCTCAAACGCTCCAAAGCTACATCACCGAAACAAGGAGATTGCTGCATGATGCAACCGCAGTCTTCTACACTAACGACCAGATAACTAGCTACGTCAATAGTGCGCGTGCTCGTATCGTGCGCGATACAGGGTGTTTGAGAACAGTGCAGGTGTCACAGACCCCTTGCACTCCCGTTGCAGGTGGAAATAACCCCGTCATTTGGTCTGCTGGCTTGACAGTCAACACCAATGACTATGTTTTTTCCAACATCTTCATTTACAAAGTTACCGCCGGTGGAGTCTTGGGCACAACCGTGCCGCCTTACCCATCAGGCTCGGACGTTTACCCGCCATCAGCGCCATTTACAGACGGCACAGCGACATTGCAGTATGCAGGTCCGTGTGAGGTCATCAACTACGCCAGTTTGCCAAACGGTTTGCAAACGCTGGACGTATTGAACATCAACCTTTATTGGGGAAATTCTAGAATTCCATTGCGCTATTTGCCGTGGACGCAATTCAATGCTGAGCTGCGCTACTGGCAAAACTACATCGGTCGCCCAGTTGCTTTCAGCATATTTGGGCAAGGTCAAATTTATATTGGACCAGTACCAGACCAAGTTTACACAGTTGACTTGGATACAGTCATTCTTCCAACAGATATGGTGAATCTGACAGACACAGACACCATTGATGAACCGTATTCAAGCCCTGTGAAGTTTTATGCTGCATACCTTGCCAAGTATTACGAGCAATCGTTTGGCGAGGCTGAAATTTATTTGCAGCAGTACAAACAGCAAACTCAAGCGGTATTGGTGTCCACCTACACAAGAAGGATACCCGACCCATATTCCAGACCCTATTAAGCTATGGCAGCCGCAGAACAGAAAAAATCGTATGAGGTTGTCAAGCAGTTTCGTGGTGTCAACACGAAAGCAAATAGGACTGCGATTGGCGATGATGAATTTTCTTGGCTTGAAAATGCCATGCCGATTGGCTATGGAAATCTGAAAGTCACGCCAAACAAAACCGACATTGGAATTACGTTTTCCCACACAGTTGTCTACTTTTTTTCTGCCAATGTTGGGCTGATTGATTACCTCATCGCTTTTGAGGATGATGGCTCAGCAGAGTATGTAGCTTTGGATACAAATACCAAAGGCACGATTGCGCCAGCCGGTACGTTCAGCACAGAAAATATCAACATTAGCCAATGGAAAAATGAGCGCGTCTTGATTTGTGACCCTGTGAAGGGGTATTACACATGGGATGCCAAAGATTTAATTTTCATTGGCTCTGTTGGTCAAATTGGCATTGTGTCCGGCGGCACTGGATTCACTTCTGCGCCAGCCGTTGTCATTTCAGCGCCCAATCAAACCAACGGCGTTCAAGCAACCGCGACTTGCACAATCTTGGCAAACGCGGTTTCCTCGCTGTCATTGACCGAGGCGGGAACAGGCTACACAAGCCCACCGACCGTGACGTTTGTTGGCGGCGGCGGCTCTGGCGCAAATGCCATTGCAAGCATTGCCACTTTTGCCCAAGGCACAGTTTCTTGTTTGGTGACAAGCGGCGGTCAAGGCTACACCAATGCGGCAAATATTGTGGTGACCATTGCTGGTGGAGGAGGTGCAAACGCTGCTGGAAAAGCCATTACCGTTGGAAATGTTGTCTCTCAAATCATTATGACCAATGGCGGCAGCGGGTACACCAACTCGTCCAACATCACGGTCACAATCACCGGCGGTGGCGGTTCAAACGCGACAGCCAAAGCAATCATCAACGCAGAAAAAAATACGGGCATCCAGTCATTTTCTGGTCGCGTGTGGATTTCCAATGGGCGCACGGTCACTTACTCTGCTGCTGGCTCATACAGCGACGTTGTAACTATTTCTTCAGGTCAGGTGACATTGACCGATGCGACCCTGCACGGCAACATCACTCAGCTTTTGTCTGCAAACAATTTCTTGTACATCTTTGGCGATGATTCCATCAACGTCTTCTCGGATGTGCGGGTGACTAATGCTGGCACAACGTTATTTACAAACACCAATGTGAGCGCGTCAGTTGGTTCAAAGCTGGCTTATGCCATCTTTCCTTACTTCCGGTCTGTGCTGTTTATGAACGACTATGGCGTGTATGCGCTGGTCGGCTCGACCACCACCAAGATTTCAGACAATCTTGACGGCGTGTTTCCTCACATTGATTTTGTAACCGAGGAAACTACTGCTGGACAAGTGTTGCTCAACAACATTTTGTGCGCCGGATTTAATTTTAAATACACAGGCGGGCAAGGCACATCAAGCTCGGACAGGTATATGCAAGCCATTTTCTTTGAAAAGAAATGGTTTTTTACAAGTAACGGCAATGACTTGAAGTACATCACTTCTGCGCCCGTTGGCGGCAAAATCAATATGTACGGCACAAATGGCACAAGCTGTGTACGATTATTTGCAGACACATCGTCCAACATCAGCAGCTATGTGCAGACATCTTTGAATCCGATGAAAGACCCCATTCGGACAAAGCAAGCGTTGAAGGTTGGCGTTGAAGCCACTTTGACAAGTGGCGCAGAAATTACGATTACGGTTGACTCTGAAACTGGTTCAAGCTCCCCCGTGCTGCTTGGTCAATTGATTGACTGGATTAACAATTTCAGCACAATCATTCCTTGGGTCAACAATAGCGCAACAGAAATTACTTGGTATGGCGGTGGTGGATATACGCTATACAAGACTGATGCAAAACAATGGGGAAAATATTTGGGAATGACGGTGACATCAGAAAATCCCGGCATTGTGATTAACGGTTTTGAATACGAACACGAATTGAGAGTGAGGTTCTAACATGGCAGTTCCATATACCTTTGGAAGCGCAACGACAAGCATCCCGCTGTCGCAGCTTGATTCCAACTTTGCTACGCCCATCACTTTGGGCAACACCGCTGTTCAGCTTGGTAACACGGTTACTACGTTGAACAACATGACTTTGGCTAACGTCACAGTCTCTAGTGCAGCAACCCCCATTCCCGAAGCTGCTGGCGGTACTGGTTCTACTGTTGGATGGAATGATTTTAAAAATCGCATCATCAACGGCGCAATGGTTATTGACCAGAGGAATGCGGGGGCGGCGGTAACTCCATCTGGTACGGAAACATACACTGTTGACCGCTTTTCTTATATTGGAACCCAAGCATCTAAGTTTACGTTTCAGCAAAATGCCGCCTCTATAACTCCTCCTGTTGGATTTGCAAATTACCTTGGTTTTACTGTTGCATCTGCTGTTGCTTCTCCTGCCGCTGGAGATCAATTTGCTGTCTATCACAAAATTGAGGGATTGAATTGCTCCGATTTGGCTTTTGGTTCTGCAAATGCAAGCACTGTTACTGTTTCATTTTGGGTTCGTTCAAGTCTCACTGGAACATTCTCTGGCGGCCTTGTTAATTCTGCTGGCAACCGTTCTTATGTATTCAATTACACAATCAGTGCGGCAAACACATGGGAACAAAAAACAGTAACCATTGCTGGCGATACAACTGGCACATGGTTAACAACCAATGGCATCGGTATTCAGCTTAGACTTGATTTAGGTAGCGGGTTAAACCAAGAAGGAACTGTAAACGCATGGCAAGCCGCAGATAAGATGCGAACAAGCGGTTCCGTGCGTGTTGTTTCTACCGCTTCAGCCACTTTCTACATCACAGGTGTCCAGCTTGAGAAAGGCTCAACAGCAACCAGCTTTGGCTACAGGCCGTATGGTGAAGAATTATATTTAGCACAACGATATTATTATCGTGTTTCTCCCGACAACAATTCGCCGTTTGGAGTTGGTCCAATTATTAGCGGAACACAAGCATATATTTGCGTTCCATTCCCAACAACAATGCGAATTACTCCAACGGCTGTTGAGCAAAACGGAACAGCAAGCAATTATCGTTTGCGCTGGTCTGCTGGTGGGACGGTATGTTCTTCAGTTGTAAGTTTTGTCAACGGGTCACCATCAAGTAGTTTTGTTATTTTTACAGTTGCGGCAGGACTTACTGCTGGACAAGCTGCGTTTGGAGAAACTAACGCAGCAGGGGCATATCTAGGTTGGAGTGCTGAACTATGATTTTCAAGATTTTGTACGTCATTGATGACAAAACAATTTACGCTCGCATAGACGATGATGGTCTTTGCCGGTTAACTTGTTCGGCTGACTATTTAGAATTTAAAACTTGGCTTGAGGCGGGCAACACACCATTGCCAGCAGATGAGGTGACGCAATGATTCATTTCAATCAAATAGCAAACCCGCCACAGCCTACATACAGACCAATGTGCGTGGCTTGCGATGGGCGTGGTGTGGTGCCCAGTCTGTCAAAGAAGTCGGTGCAACGCTGTGAGCAATGCAACGGCACAGGAAAAGAGATGCTAGAAAAAAATGAGGTGAAAGCATGAGCGTTAATGCAGCTTTTACAAAATCAGGCAACACAATAGCGTTTCTTGCTAATACGGCTGCCCCTACTGCTGTTCAAGCGGTTTCAACAACACTTGGTGGCAATCAATACCGCATCATCAACTCTGGCTCTGTAACCGTTTTTCTTGGCTACGGCACAAGCGCAAGCGATGCTGGCAACAATGCAGCCGTAGTCACGACCACAGGGACATCTTTCCCGTTGCTTGCTGGCACGGATGAAATTTTGACTTTTGTGCCAAACGCTTACTTTACCGGCGTTACATCAAGCGGAAACGCAACGGTGTACATCACGCCGGGGGATGGAATGTAACCATGCTAAAAACAGTAGTAACAGTTGGCGGGGGCGTAACAGGCGCATTAGTCTATCAAGGCACATGGGATGCAAGTTCAAACACGCCTACTCTGACCTCGAGCGTCGGAACAAAGGGTTACTACTATGTTGTCAGCGTTGCTGGCTCAACAAACCTTGATGGCGTTACCGATTGGAAGATTGGCGATTGGGCTGTATTTAATGGCTCAATCTGGCAAAAGGTGGATAACACCGATTCGGTCACTTCGGTAAACGGTCAGACTGGCACGGTTGTGCTTGGCGTTGCCAACATTGCTGGCGCAGTGCCAAACACGGTTAACGTGCTTACTAGCGGTCTTTTGTCAGGCGGCGGCGCTCTTACCGGCAACGTGACCATTACGCTCAACAACGTGCCAAACGCCAACGTGACCGGCTTGGGCACTATGGCGACTCAAAACGCCAACTCAGTCGCCATCACAGGCGGCAACGTGGCAGCCAACTTGGCTGTGCTAAACGCAACAAACGCAAACGCAACATACTCAACGTCCAGCTTGCCGCTTGTTCCGGCTGGATACATTCAACTTCAACTGGCAAATGCGACTGTCGTCAAAGTGCCCTACTACGCTGCATAAAAAATGGAATTTCAACCCGTATTCAATCTTGTTGGTGGCGCAATTCTGGTCGGTGTCGGCTGGTGGTGCAAGGAGATTTGGGACTCTGTGAAGAAGCTCAAAGAGGACATCCAATCCATTGAGGTAGATTTGCCCAAAAACTATGTCAGCAAGTCTGATATTGATGCTCGCCTAGACAAAATTGACCAAGTGCTTGAACGAATTTTTGACAAACTTGATGCAAAGGCAGACAAGTAATGAATATGGATACGCTTTCTGCTGTTGAGTACGGCAACAACGATTCTCTGCAAGAGTTCTTGTTTGAGAACGGGTTGCAACACAAGCTCTTTCAGGAAGTGTTCATGGACAGCGGTATTTCTGTGCCGGTTTACCCTTTAATTGACGCAGAAACATCGAATTTGGACGACTGGCTACTTGCTCATCAAGTGGAACATCAGGCATTTTCCAGCTTGTTAGGGCTTAATAACCCCTTTAATATGCTGGATGTTGACTTCAATAACGAGTCTGATTTTTACGATTGGCTGGCAAGCCACTTGTATATTCATCAACAAATTTCTGCTTCATTGGGATTGTAAAAAATGGCTACCTCACCAGAAAAAATGATGATTGATGCACCGCAGCAATCTGGACCAGACATGGAAGTTCTTGGCACTATTGAAAAGTCTAAGGGCGGTGGAAAAAAACCACAAATGTCAACGGTGGAGATTCTGACTGAGGAAGCCAAGCGTGCTGGCGTTGACCCTAATCAGTTGATGGCAAAACTTGGGATGATGAAGCAAGACCCTAATGTCAAGACCGTGCAAATTGGCAATACGGTTTTTTTGTTGATTCAAGTCAAACCAGAAACAGTTGAAGTCCACAGCTTTACCGCAGAAAATCCACAGGGCTTGATGGAAAACTTTAAGTCATTGACTATGTTTTTGAAAAAGAACGGCATGAAGTCGGGATACACCTATTCTGACCAGCCGGCGTTTAAGCGTTTGGCTGAAAGCTCGGGGCTACCGGTCAAAGTTTCTCAATCCGTGAAAAAGATGGGCGGTCAAATGAAGCCCGTCTATATGTACACAATGGAGTTTTAATATGCCTGCCGCCGTTCTTGTTTTAGAAGTCATTGTTGCTGATGTTGCCGCGTCTGCTGCCGCAGAATATGTTGCTGCCGCCGTTGCTGACACCATCCTTGCTGATGTTTTTGGTGCAACCGTAGCAACCGCGATTGGAACGGGCGCTGTTGGCGGAGCTGCCGCCGGAGCTGCTGGCGCTCTTGCGACTGGCGGCGATGTTGGTGAAGGCATTGTCAAGGGCGCTATTGGCGGTGGTGTTGCTGGCGGCGTGACAAGCGGTTTGACGGGCAAGGTTGGCGGCATTGACCCCAAGACTGGCGCAACAGTTGAACCTTCAGGACTTAAAGGGTTGACCGGCTCTGAAGCTGGCGGCAAAGCATTGGCTCGAGGGATTGGCTCAACCGCTGGTGGCGTGGCTACTGGCAGAGATTTAAAAAGCGCAGCAACTTCTGGCTTGATTGGCGCTGGCGTGG